ACTTACCGGCTTTCGCATCATTCCCCGATAAGATAAGAGGGAAGGGCGGTTACACGCTTTACGAAGTAGATGGGGACGGAGTGAAGAAGGAGAAAGCAAAGAAAGGAGATTAACACTATGGTAGAAAAAAAGAACCCGGATTATTCAGGGAGCGCAGTAAAGTTGTGCAATCCTGCCGAAGTAGGAGAATTACTGGCGCAACGGTTATCACTAACTGGAAGCATTGCCGACCTTAAGGATGAGCTTGAAGCACTTGAACTGTACCGGCAAATACAGGAAACAGAGAAAACCCTGAGGGCACTGGACGAGGAAATCAAGCAGGCTATTGAGACTCATGGCTCTTACCAGGACACCGAGACCGGTATCTATGGTGTCAAGCAGCGTAAACTCTCGGTAATCTATGTACCGGGCTTGGTACGTGATGTTATTCCGAAGTTTGCCGATGCGGTTATTGAGGAAGTGGTTAATAAAATAGCTATTGAGGGGCTTATCAAAGGCAAGTTGATAACACCGGAACAGGCCGATAAGATTTCTAACACCACTGAGAACTTTGCATTTATTATCAAGTGAGATAGCGATGCCATACTACCCGGAGGACCAGAGCAAAGAGAATCTTGGGAGGATACGCGGAACGTCCACTTGTGCCGAGTGTGGCAGGCAACTGTATATCTATCTCAACCGCGAGAATAAGCGGAAATACTTAGCCTGTCCTACACCGGGCCATGAAGGAATTATCAGAGAATATATCGAACCGAGAGAGGACTATCAAACAAATATAAGGAGGGAATACAAAATGGAAAATGAAAAAGGGAGCGCAGCAACAACAGCAATAGCTAATATACCGAGAACCGGGCAACTTACACAGGTACAAGCCACTACTATCCTTGACCTCGTTTACCCGAATGCCTCAAAAGAGGAGATTACTCGATGTGCCATATTCTGCCGTGACTTCGGGCTACACCCACTTGCTAATGAGGTCTACCTTATACCATTCAAGGGCAAGAACGTAATGGTAGTGAGTATTCAGGCTAACAGGAAAATGGCACACGCCTTGAAGGGAGACTTCTCTTTCCTTGATGACACCCCTAGAGCTGCCACAGAGGAAGAGATTATTAAGCAGTATGGCAAGGACAGTGAGGAGGCCAGAGATAACATCATATCAGTTACCAAGCTCCAAGGGGTGGGCGGAAACTTAGCAATAGGTTTTGGCTTGTATCCCAAGAAGGAAAGCCCCTATGGTATGGACAAGGGGAACACTCGCCGGAATATGGCTAACATCAGGTCTGAACGCCAGGGAATAGATAGGCTGCCCGGTCAGGCTATGCCAAAGAATATAGAGGTTGTCGATGAGGTCTATGCTGATATACCGGATGTTGGCAAGGTAAACACCGAAACCGGGGAAATGCCTATGGGTGAGCAGGAGAAAGCAGATGCAGAGAAAGTTGTCGAGGGAGAGTTCACGGAAAAGAAAGAGGAAACTGGCAATGAGCCGATTAACCGCGACACATCAACAATCACATCATTCTCTGACCTGTGTAAAGCCTGTCTCCAGGACTTCGGTATTAAAACCAGTAAGGACGTGCTGGCTGAGTTGGGTGTTGAATCTCAGAATATGATAACGGAGACCATGCCGGACTGCTACAAGAGGATAAAGGCAGTCAGGTAAATAACTTAGAAAGGGGGATTTCTCCACTATTAGAATAGTCAATCCTAGTTAAGAATCATGGGGAGTGGATGTACTAGGTAAATCCCTCCCTAAGTAAAGGAGTGAAAGATGGATGCAGGACAAGAGCAACGCATACTAAATGAATTGGCAATTATTAATCGAAATCTCGAAGAAATGATAAGGTTATTGGATGATAGTTTAAAAAAGAAACAGTTTATTAAAACTGTTAGGTCTAATATTAAAAATAAAATTAGAGAATACCGACCAAAAGGATGGAGGAGGTAAATGAAAGGGATTTTATTCAAACCAGATTTAATTCCCAGGATAGTTGATGGAACAAAGACTCATACACGAAGGGCAGAGGCTTGCCTGAAAGTCATTAATGAGGATCCAGATGATTGGATAATTCACGCACATCCCTTTGAAAGTGTATGGTTATTTTGTAAAAGGAATGACCCTGAATACATAATCACAGTCAAGCCCCGCTACAAGTTAGAGGAAGTCTATATCAAAGAGACTTGGGCTGTACACTTTATGTATGATGATTTACCACCTAGAGACCTTAATATTATGAATGGATGGGTAAAAGGTAATTCACAGTGGTATAAGGAGTATGGATTAGAGCCAGTATGTGGTTTGTGTGTGGCTTCTCAAAAAGGTAAATGGCGTTCTCCTCTATTCATGCCTGAGATGGCTTCATGGTACCATATAGAAGTCCTGTCCAATATGCCTAAGAGATTGCAGGATATGGGTCCATTAGATGCTCTACAAGAAGGATTCCCCAAATATCACGAATATGATAATGCGGGAGATTGTATTAAAACCTTATCCCCAATGGAGCGATTCATAGATACATGGGACTCAATCAATCCCGATCACAAATGGGCAAAGAATGATTGGGTGATAGATTATGGATTTGAACTACTCATGGTGGAAATGTAATAGAGAATAAAATTATACCATCCACTAGGGAGGGGTTAAATGAGTTATTCACCAGGTGGCGGTTTATTACTACCAGTGGTGGTGAAGTGGTAGCCTAGTGGTGAGTGTAATGGTAGTTAAGTGGTGGTATGTAGGACAAAGCCAGGTGAGCGCAAATTGGTAGTAAAAATAAGAAAAATATTCCTGCACGAGGTAATATAATGCAAAACAATGATAGCAAGATAGAATCAACTACCGGACGGCATTACTGGTCTGATTGTGGACAGGAGCCGGAATACTGGAATATAGAGAGGCAGAAGGATAAGGAGGTCTAATGATACTACCAGATGAGAAGATAAAAGAGGCTGTATTGCCTATATTAAAAAGCTGCGCAGAAGCTAACAACTTACTTGGTAAACGATTTATAGATGGAGACATAACCTGCGATGAGTACGTGGATTTGGGGGTTAAGTTATCTCAGGCTTACGAGCTACTCTATGAGAAGGCAATCGCCCAATCTCAGGTAGACTATCTGCTTTCATTGGGCTGGCTACCACCGGAGGAAGTTGAGAAGTGCAGAGAGGAAATAAGGAAACTCACTAATAAATGTGAGGAAATGATTGAGTCTCTAAAAGATGGATAACTCTGAGATTTACTCTGACGACTATTCTACAATTCATAAGGGGGATTGCGATTGAACTATACTGAGTTAATAGGAGGGGAATAGATTGGTAGACATTGAATTAAAAAAAGCCCTTACGTATACGGAAGTATTAATTTTGAAACATGTGCGTATGGGTAAAAAACAGACACAGATAGCCGAGGATACTCATTACACCATATCTAATGTATCACGGTGTGTGAAAAGCATACTTAACAAGATGGTGATGCCGGAGGGGCTAACTGGTAAGAATATTGATAAGAGGGCTGTAGCTATGAGCAACAGATTGGTTTATAGGCAGGTGACTTAATGGGTAGACCAGCAAAAGAGGCGGCTGATTACCGCCCGCAGAAAGGCAGGATTATGAGTAGAGAGATATTAAAATTATCACGTAGAGACGATGGCATATTTGAAATATATGGTGATGGGATCCTTGTGGAGGAATACGAAGCTAATGAGGACACTTCCTGAAGGAGAATAGATGGTCTCATATATCGATACTCCATTAGATGTAGATAGTTACTTCCTGAAAGTCTACTGCGATCCGACCCGGGACGTTGACCGGAGCGCAAGAAACTATAGAGGCTGGAATAGTACCTGCATCAAGGCAACCAGATGGGCCGGGCCAGACGTAACCTGCCTGGATTGCCCACTAAAAGAGTGTGTTTATCAAAGGAGTAAATATGGCTGACCCGCAACCGGAAGATGCACACCTGAGAGTAGCGCACAGCATCAACGAAGCTATAATGCTAAGGGACTTCTCCAAGCGCCAGCGGAAGATACTGGACCTTATCCTCCGGCTGTCCTGGGGCTGTGGCAAGAAGACCGCTATCATAACGCGGCAGAAGGACTTTGCCGTTGTAGGGGTGGGTGAAGGGCATATCAAGGCAGAGGTTATATGGTTATTACAGAGCAAGATTATTTTTATAGAAGGTAATGAGTACCGGTTTAACAAGAATTTTGATGATTGGCAAATATCAAGAGTCCATCCCTTTGAACCGGAAAAACTTACCGAAATGGTAAGATTAAACCTTATTAAAACTTACCAAAACGGTAAGATTATTGGTACGGAACTTACCGAAACAGTAAGTTCCAACTTACCGAAACAGGAAGAAAGTACTTACCGAAACGGTAAGTTTCTTGAGCCTGAGTTAGCCTCGCCTAAAGAAATATTAAAGAAATATATAAATAAAGAGGAACCAGATAATAATATTAATAATAATTACGAAAACAGAGAAATGGCTGAAAAGATATGGAGTGACGTGTTGGTGAAAATCAAGGGCCATGTCAGCAAGCCAAATTACAATACCTGGTTTAGCAGGACGGTAGGGTTGTCGTGCGAGGATGGTGTTTTTAAGGTGCTGGCTCCCGCGACAGTTATTGACCACATAATGGGGAATATGTGCTCGATGGTGGAGATGTATATTATCGAGGTGGCCGGGGAAAGGATGAAAGTCCGTTTATACCCATTACAGGTTACTGGTCCAGAAGAGCCGCCGTAGGTATGAGTGGCACAGGATAAAAAAATTGGAGGTCTCTAATGAGTCTTAAAGATGAGATAGCAGAGATGTTAAGGAAACATGTTGGTGGTTCGTGGCATACTTATGAAGCGGATAGAGTCCTCACCAAATTCCGTGAGGCAGTGGACAGGGCGGAGAATCCCTTCCCAAACCATAGCGGTATTCACACCTATACATGGGGAGAAAAGCCAGCAGAGGAATGTGATAGATGTGCTTTTCACCATGCAAAATATTTAATACTAAAGGAACTGGACAGTTAGGTACTGTCGGGAGGATAACATGGGTGATAAAGAAGCAATAGAGATAATGAAAAAGCATGGTATGACCCAAGAGGAAGCAGAGGAATTTCTGGCAGGAACTAAAAAGGGCTGTGAGGATTATAAAAAGGGCAATATGCGCCGGTGGAGTGATGTTAAAAAGGAGCTTGGTTTAGATTAAATAGACAGTAGCCTACAGAAGGAAGTGGAATAGGAGGGGAATGAAGCGTACAGGGATAAAGCTACCAGCTACAACCGAGACTGAATTAAGAGAGCAGATAAGAGACTTAGCGAATCTCTTTGGCTGGAAATTCTACTTTACCTGGACATCGATGCACAGTCCTAGAGGTATGCCAGACCTGATACTATGCCGGCAGCCCCGGTTGATATTTGCCGAATTGAAAACAGAGAAGGGTATTGTATCGGAGCACCAGCAGGATTGGCTTGATTTGCTTGGGGAATGCCCGGGGATTGAGGTATATTTGTGGAGACCATCGGACATTGAGGAAATAGCGGAGGTATTGAGATGAACGATAAGTGGTGCAGAAGGAGGATTAAAAGGAGTTAGATGTACAGTAATAGGGTTATCAGATGGATACTGGATAACTATGCGGAATTATCAGCCGGTAAACTGCCTGACGGTATAGATGATTATGGAGTTAAGATACTGCTTGGGTCCCGGCAGCAAGCTCCGTATGAGTTGGCTAGAATATATTTAGCTGATGTGGACCGTGCCATGAGTGAGTTAAACCCTACTCAGCGCTTTGTTATTCTGGCGTTGGGTATAGACAATTACTCTGTTAACGACTGTGCGTACTGGTGCCAGAAAAATCCCGACGACATAGCCGAGATAGAGAGACATAGTATTAACCGGATGGTAAGTTTGTTAAACGGCAGGTCAATATTGCCGAGATTTAACGGTAAGCAGTATTTAAGCAAGAAACAACTCCAGGAAAGAGCTAAGAGACGAAAGAACAGGAGGCGGTAATTATGGATAACAATATATGTCTAAGGCGGAAGGCTTAGGGATAACTCAAAAAGAATTGGCTTATACGTGTTTTATGTGTATTGGTACATTACGGGCTGTAGAGAAGGGGAAACGCATCCCCTTGCCCGATGAGAGAAAGTTGTTCTGTAAAGCATTGGAATGTAATCCTGAATATTTGTTCCCGTATAAAGGTGATATATATCCCGTGTAATTCCTCACGCTCAACACTTTTCGGGTGAGACTGAGTGTAAACGATACTAGAAAAGGTATTGACATATATGGTATAATAAGAATGTTGGAATATGCCCGCACTTAGTTGAGCGGGCTTTTTTTATTGGCGGAAGCCCCGGGGTTTTTCTCCTTTCCCCCGGGGCTTCTTCTATGGTCATAGGTGGGAGCCAGGGGAAACTATGGTTACTAAGAATAATAAAAAGAAAGAGATATCACAGGCTTCGACCTGCCAGAATAAAAAGCTGTTCCTTGAGAAATATCCCGAATATGGCAGCGTTGGGGCTACTATGGCAGCAATTGGGGTTAAATGCCGCCGCACGTTCTACAAATGGCTGGATGCAGATCCGGCTTTCAAGGAACAGTACGAAACAGAACTTCTCCCGAACCGCAGGGATGAGCTGGTATCTTTGCTTTATCGTGTGGCCACAGGGCGGCTTGGTACGCACGTTAAAACATATATCAGGAAAGACGGCACAGAAACTACCGAGGAAGTACCCAACGAGATACCCGCCACGCAGCTAACCGGCATATTCGGATTCCTGAAAGCTACAGACCATAACGATATACCGGACTCACCAGACCGCCTGCATTTTACGGAGAAACATCAACTGGAGATGGCTGGCAAAGGTGGAGGTCCGGTGAAGATTGTAGTGGTAGAAGATGGCAATGACCAGTAGAGAGTACAAAGTCCATCTGCGTTCATCCTCTGAGCATGAATCACAGGACAGATTTATAACCTCTGTCACTAAGCGGATAATCATTAAGGCTGGTAGACGTGGGGGAAAGACTGTAGGAGTGGCTAAGAGGGCTGTTAAACGGTTCCTGGCGGGCAGACGTGTACTATATGCAGCTCCCACTTCAGAGCAGACGGCGGCGTTCTGGTTTGAAGTGAAAAGGTCGCTCCAAGAGCCGATAGATGCCGGTGTACTCAGGAAAGACGAGACCCGGCAGATAATAGAGGTAGCCGGTACAAAACAGGCTATCAAAGCAAAAACAGCCTGGAATGCTGATAGTCTGCGCGGTGACTACGCAGACGACCTGATAATGGATGAGTATCAACTCATGAATGAGGATGCCTGGTCGGATGTTGGTCAGCCCATGTTGCTGGATAACAACGGTGATGCAGTATTTATATTCACTCCTCCAAGCCTCAAATCAACCGGTGTCAGTAAAGCCAAAGACCCTCGCCATGCTTCTAAGATGTTTAAGAGAGCACAGGCCGATGTGACCGGGTTATGGGAAGCGATACATTTCACCTCGCACGATAATCCGTTTATATCTAACGAGGCATTACAGATAATCACTGCCGATATGTCACTGGACAGCTACCGCCGTGAGATTATGGCTATGGACGATGAAATAGAGCATTCATGGCTGGTCTACGGTGTATTCAACGAGACATTGTGCAAATGTAAGCGGTTCGAGATACCTACGACATGGCCGGTATACTCCGGTCACGACTTCGGCATTGCTAATCCCGCAGCATTGTTTGTAGCGCAGAATCCGGGGCAGGATGAGCCGAGGACATCAACTTTCAACCAGGTGCGCAAGGGCGATTTCGTCATATTCAGGGAATACTGCCCTGGCGGTGGATTATCAGCGTTTAACCACATTGAAAACTACAAAGAGATTACAGCCGGTTACACGATAAGGCGCAGTGTTGGCGGTAATCTGACAGGCGAGGATGATTCAAGAAGTCTTTACACTTCGCATGGCTGGCCCATAATGCCCCCGAAGTTTGCCAAGATTAACCCGCAGATAGACCGGGTAATAGGTTTAATGGAGCTTAACAAGCTACACATATTCGAGGACTTGCACAACCTGTTACTCCAGATAGCTAACTGCCTGTGGGTACTGGATGATGAGAACAAGCCGACTAACAAGATAGACCAGGAAGCTAAATATCATATGCTGGCTTGCCTCAGATACATTATGAGTGATTTTGCCCCTGAGACGGCTAACGCAACACCAGGATTCAAAGTACATAAATGCAGGATGTGATTGTATGGCACATGATTTGAAAGAGATTACAGACAAAGAGAAACTCGAATCTGATTTGAGAACACGGTTTGATAATGACCGTAAACTGCATACCGGCGTAGAGTATAAAATGGAGAACACAAAAAGCGAGACGATTGACGATGTTATTAACGTTACTCCTCCCAATCTAAAGCTGTTCGGCAATGAGATAATCAGTACGATATGCAAAGCTATTCAGCAAATAGTTGTCTCGTACGACAAAGATGATCAGGACAAGGCGGCAGAAGTAGAGAATATACTGAGTGCTGCGCTGGTAGGGGCTGACGACCTTCTGATGGCTACTGACGAGTTTCCGCTAAAGTGGTCTGCTGTGGAGCAAAACTGTGTTTTCGGCAGAATGGCTGCCCGGGTAATGTTTCAGAAAGACGGTAAACTGGTGGAACAAAACATATTACCGTATGACCAGGAGTTTTTCTGTTGTGACTACAACGGGCGGGACATGGCATGGAGCAGCTACAAAATTGAGAAAACCCCTGCCATGATGAAGGCTGAGTTTGGTATGGATGTAAACTCAAATACCTGGGTGCGTGAGGTTTGGGACACGGAGAATTGCACAATTTACCTGAACGATAAAGAGCCGATACTCAACCAGTTTCAGAATCCCTTTGGCTACGTGCCGGTAGTGTATCAAAAAGTGCTTTACGGCACGTCACTCAAACATAAGGACGTACAGAAATATACCGGCGAGAGCGTCTATTACATGGTCCGGGACATATGGGACAATTACTGCATGAATCTGTCTATCTACCAGAGCATGAATTTTTACAACTTCAAAAAGACCTACCTGCGGAAGTTAGACCCGAATAGACTAGGAAGCGATCTTAACAGTGCCGAGCAGATTACCGAATATCCGGTAGGTCCCGGTAAAGTTATAGATATGCTGACTACTGAGGATATGACACCGTTGGAGATAACAGACCTCACCAGAGCGGGGCAACTGATATACTCCATACTCAGCCAATTAGTCCAGGACTGCACATTCCCCGCTCATGCCTATGGTTCACTCAATATACCCCTTTCCGGTGTGGCGCTCATGGAACTGACCGAGGGCATGGGTAACAAGATTGCTCCACGCATTCAGGCACTTGGATTGTTCTACCGGCGGATGTGCAATATGATAGCCAGCCAGCTACAGGCTATAGGCGGTACGGTTATGCTTGGCGAATACGGACGTGAAAAGAAGTATGAGACCGCAGTGCTCAGAGGTGAATATACTATCCAGTTGGAGTACAATACCAAGTCGGAAACTGAGGATATTGCCAGGTTTGCCAAAGCGGACAAGGCAAGTGAATATTTTGATGAGGAAACAGTGCTGGCAGATGTGCTGAAGGTTAAAAACCCGGCTGGAATACTGGCAAAGATACGAGCGGAGAAAGCATCAGAGTTGTCTCCCGTGCTGAATATGCGGGATACTATTAAATCTTTGATTAACCAGGAACGCAACGAGGAAGCGTGGATTGTGTATTACCAGTTGCAAGACTATCTGGACGGTAGAGGTCAAATGCCGGTACCGGCTGATGGAGGAAAACAACAGCAACCAGGCAAGCCAATGATAGACCTGTTTGGCGATGCTGGTAAAGAGCCTGCACGTAAAGAGTTACCGGATGAGATGAGAGAAAATGCACTTAGACTATGAAAATCTGGAAAAGGTCTGCCAATTATATTCTGATAATCTGAAGAACCTTAGCTTTGAAGAAAAGCGGTTTACGCTCGAAGCTTTGCAAATCAAAGTATTAATTGATAATGAGAAGGTGAAAGTAGAAGGAGCTATACCATACCGAATGATAAACAGAGCGTGGTATTAAACTGAGGTAGCATTATGAAAAAGCTGACGATGGCAGAAGTAGACAAGATGATATTTAAGCGGTTAGAAAGAGCCGATAGAGGGAAATTAGGGGATTTGGTACGGCAGGCATTAAAAAAGTTTAAGGGGACAGGTAGACAAGATGACATTTAAGCGGTTAGAAAGAGCCGATAGAATGAAGTGGCACCCGATGGATATTATCGCTCGTCCTAAAAGGCGAGAAATTAATATTGACGAGTATCCCGACCTTCTGAGAAGACAGATAGAGGAATTAGAGGGAAAAGGTTTGTGGAGCGATTTTGAAAACCTTGTTCGTGACGAGATACCACAGCCGAAACTTATACCACCTGAAACGCTGCATACCGAAGGGATAGAGCTTGACGCAGGTGTTCAATTAGAGGCAGGTGTAAGCAAAGCCGGTGAACTTCCCCCCATTACCCTGATTGACAACGGCAACAGACTCATTCTTGACTATGAGACAGGCGAGTTTAGAGAAGCTAGCCAGTCAGAATATGAGATGTGGGAATTATTCTACCGTGATTTTCCTTCAATCAAGCCGGGTACTCCTGGCGAGATGACATTGGTTGAAGGGGTAACACCAGAGAAGATACAAGAGAGGCAATATGGTATTGGCGGAGATATTGAGGCTGTTGATGCTATGGAAGCAGCAAGGTGGCAGGCACAGCAAGGTTGGGACATAGGGCAGGACCTAGCTTATATTCAAGCAGGTCAAGAATACCAGATGGATATGGAAACAGCTATTAAAGGTCTGTATCCCGATACCAATTACGATAACTTTGCCAGATTTGTAGAGAATCATCCAGACCAGTTCGTTCAGGACATCATGGACAAGGGACGGACACCTGAGACGGAGGCATTGTTAAGTGCTATAGGAGTAAGTCCTGCTGAGGTTTATGGTGTCGAGCCTGCCGATGTCCCTTATGAAAAGTTACCCGGACAATTTACGGAAGGGGAACACAAGGAATATTACGAATCTCAGGTAAGGAATATCCGGTCACTTTATCCCCAACCTCCTTATACAAGGGAACAGATGAAGACTGACTGGTATAAAGAGATGCGGGCGGAGGAGACTAAGGCATGGGAAGATTATCAGGAGACATTACCAGGCTTTGAGGAAAGTTTTGTCGGTCAAGTCTTCGAGGCTTTTGATAACGTATTTGCCTTACTGGGGCTATCTACCAGAAGTATGTTTACTGATTCCGTTGGTGTGAAAGCCCCTGAATTGGGCGATTATTACCAGCAACTTAAAGAAGGCAAGATAACACGTACCGAATACCTACAGAAGGTAGAACAATGGCATGGACGTGCAACTGAAGTAAAAGAACAGTTTAGAGAATTGCCTTTGTGGGAACAATTACTGTGGGAAGGCCCTGCTATAATTATTGATATGTTTCCATCAATGGCTACATTATCTTTAAGAGGCGTTACCTCATTACAAGCCAAGATGTATGAAATCCTGTTGAATAAAGGACTCGACCAGTTAATAGCGAAGATGAGTAGAGGTGTTCAACCTGCAAGAAATCCCGCACTACAGAGAGCACTTTATAGACTATTCAAGGGTGACAGGGCGGAAGTGGCTGAAAGAGCTACCAATAACTGGCTTAGACGCATGGGGAAAGACCCTAACAATACGAAGATAATGAAAGAAGCAGTAGAAGAAACTATGGAGGAGTTGGAGACTTTACTTCTACCTGCTGTCACTCCGGGCGGTACGGCAGTCCCAGGTCAAGTAAAACCCCTAGCCGAACTGATTAAGGCAGCGGAAGGCGTACCGAAAGTTACCGAAGCAGTAGTCCCTGAGACAGCAAGGGCTTTGGCTGGTGTGGAAGCTAGGTTGAAGAGAGGGCTTCTAAGTGCTCAACAGATATCTGATTTTAGGGTGGGTACTGATAAAGTTGTACGTGAGGGTGGCAAAACATATGTAGTAGATACTGAGGGTATTCGTGCGAAAATACAAGTACAGTCTGATATATTGACTCCTGATGTTGTAGCAAATATTAACAAGTTAAGTCCTGAACAAAAGACTAAGATGTTAGAAGCTGTTCAGTCTACGCCTTACCTTTCAGATGAGGGGCGTGCTGAAAGATTAGCATTATTGAAAGAACCTACTCCTCCAAAAGTCACACCAGAAGTCCTTGTTAAGCCACTTGCTGAAAAGCCCACTCCCAAAGAGGTTACAAAAGAACCATGGGAAATGACGAGAGAGGAATGGATAAAAGAAGGTAGGGGTAATCCTGAACTTCATAAATTGATTGTGGAGGAGAAATTAAAATCTCAAACACCACGAACTAGAAATGTTGTACCGCCCGAAGTATTAAAAGACTATCCTGATTTAGTAAAACCTACTGCAACCGCAGAGGATATTACTGCAGCAGTAGTCCCTGAGACAGCAAGGGCTGTAACGGGGGTAAAGGCTGAGTTGGGTGGTGAAATAAATGCAACATTACGTGAAATAAATGCAACATTACCTGAAGGTTGGCGTATAGAGATTGGTGAAATTAGAATCAAGCCTGGGATGGAGGAAGTCGCAACAGGTAAGGCAATGGTAGATTGGCTAAGAAAGGTAATTGTTGTTCGTGATGCTAATGTAATGCGTGATAACGCTGTTATAAATGAGGAAATAGCACATGTAAGACTTGAAGAACTACCTAGTGAAACAATGAAGGCAGCAATAAGTGAATATGAAGTGGCTGCCAAGTATGAACCTATAGAAATTAGAAGTCAATATGCTAGACGTGAAGGTTTTGGGGGTGATTACGGTAAGTATCTTACAGACCCTTCAAACGTAAGTCCTGAGATTGCCTCTGTATTTAGAAAGTATTTCCCTACCAAGCCAGTACCCGAAGTCTTAAAGGACTACCCCGATTTACAAACCAAAGCTGAAGTAGAGGAAGTGGTTAAAGAACCACCTATTGAGGCTATGGAGGAGTACCCTGATATTACAGGGGCAGATGATCTTACTATATCAGCACGGCAAGCAGGTATAGATGCTTTTATGGATGATGCCAGTCAGGAAGATATGGTTGCTTCTGCTAAGACAGCTTTAAACGCACAGTCTGAGGCTGCCAACCTTCCACCTCCTAATATACCACCTGCGAGAGTAGGACATATTGGTAGTGGTGGCAAGAATCCCGAAAATGCCCTCTATGATATGACCAATAGAATCATCCACGGAGAAGATGCTGGAAGGGCTGCTGTTAGAATATGGTCGGGTACTAGAAAAAGGATGGCTACCGAAGCTATATCATGGTGGAAGAAGGGCAATGAAACGCTTAAAAATATGGGGTTAGGTACTACTGAGGGGATTAATCAAAGGCTAACTAAAGAAGACAGTTACGATTTATTCAAAGCCCTGCACGGTGAAGGCAAAGTCCCTAAGAATCTAAAACCAGTTTATGATGATTTGAAGAAGATGCTCGACCAGGAGGCTTCAGATATGCTGGCATTCGACCCTAGTTTCTCAAGGGTAATGATGGCACATCCTGATTACTTCCCTAGAGGCTGGAAACCCCCCAAGGCAGAACAAGCGGGTAAATATAAGTTAGGTGCTAAACCGGGCTTTCTTAAACCGAGAGTAGACGCCACATTCACAGAAATGGTCGAAGCTGGATGGGAACCTATATCATGGAATCCCTACGATATGGCAGCTTTAAGACGTGTTGCCGGTACTGAATACAGAGAGGGATGTATCCTGATTGACAGGTTGAAAACATTTGGCAAGGCTATTAATGAGAATGATGCACCGAGAGAGGGGTGGAGAGTTCCTAAAGTTGGTCCCGCATTTGAAGGCAAACCCTATGTCAGTACCGATGGCAAAGCCTACATGACACCTAAAGTAGCCGTGCCGAATAGAATTGCGGATATACTCGAAAGTACCTATGGGGTAGAGATAGAGTTCCGTATCGCAGGCGTTAATGTATTTGGAGCGTTAAACGCCTTTGGTGCTTTTACAAAAAGAGCAAAGTTGTTCGGTTCTTTATTTCAGCACTGTGATTTCTTGACCAGAGATTATATAACAACGTTTACGCCTGAAGGAATAAGACATGGTGAGCCTTTAAAGTTTCCCGCACTGGCGGCTAAGGTTACATGGTCGGCACTTAGTCCTACTCATAGAGCTAATTTGGAAGCTCGTATTTTGTCAGGTGAGCCATTATATGAAGACTCTACTATAACACTCAAGATGATAGCTGATTCAGGTTGGGAATTAGGTGCGGATGAAATGCTTATCCGCAGAGACGTGAGAGAGCAACTTGAATCAATAGTAAAGGAAACTAAGGGGTGGAAAACCTTTAAACCGATTGCAAATCGTTTAGATAGTATAGCTAAATTCTTTGAGGCAGGTTTATTCGATGGCGTATATAGAGAATCACAGGCGTATGCACTGGAGCACGTTATAGTACCGAGATTAAAAAGACTTCATCCAACATGGACTGACGAACAAATAGCAGGATCGGCTGCCGAGGAGGTAAATAAACAATTCAGTACATTACCTGTATGGCAGAGTGCATTACAACAGCCGGCAGTCAGAGCCATAGCAAGGACATTAATCTTCAGTTCAAACGAAACAGAGTCGTGGATAAGACAAGCTACCAGCGCAGTTAAAGGAGAGAATAAGCTATATTGGCAAGAATATGCAATATCTACCTTTGTTTCACTTGCTATAGCTGCTAACGCAATCAACCTTATATCTGAAGGCGAACCCTTACCGCCTGATAGATACTTACCGATAAAGCTTCATAGTCCTTATAGTCATATGCCCTGGGGTATAGCTTATAATGATAAATTCCTGTCACCGCGACTACCCTGGAATGGTAGAAATGGTCAACCTATATACCTCGATATAGTGGGACAGGCTGATACATACCTTAGATGGATTCTTGACCCTGCTGGTGCTCTAACTGCCAGATATAATGTACTACCCAGAGCAGTAATGAATCAGATACAGGGGCGTGATTTCTGGGGTAGAGAACTAGAAAATATGGGAGAACGGTCAAGGCAGGCGGTTAATGACCTCTTTATGCCTATAGGTTTTGGCAATCTGGTGGAAGCGGGCAGGCTTATGTGGCCTGTAGTTGGCAATGTTATACCGGAACAAGAGGGTAGAATAGGTATTGTAGGCTCACTAATACAGGCAACTGGTTTGAATGTGCGGTCTATAAAGACCAGGGATATGCTTGATAAGTATGCAAGGGAAAGTGGGCTAAAAAAGGCGGATGGCACACCGGTTACTCAGTGGTCAGACTTAGAACCTGCACAAAAGAAAAACTTTGGGAACAATACCGAACTACAGGAAGAAATGGGGTTGCGGGGAGATACAGCAGTAGAACGGAAGTACCCCGGTGCTAAAGCATTCGCCATACTCGATGAGTTAGACCAAGAGAGGATAACACGCGGTGATGCTTTAGTATCTGAGCTTGTAAGTGATTTGATTGGTGAGGAACGGGCAGAAGGCTTTGAATTCTCCAGGAGTTTCAGAGACGAAGTTACTAAACTCAAAAGAGAAATAGCCAACAGAAAGTCACAGGTTGATAGGGACTTTGAGTTATTCAAGGATACGGGAAAACTACCGGAGGACCTCAATAAAAGAGCATTAGTTGAATATTATAATATGTTCGATGAGTCAAAAAGACCATCCGGTGCTATTGATTGGGAATTCTTAAATCAGAAAGAGGAAGACCTGCGGAAAAAGTGGACACCTGAGCAAGAAGCCTTTGTAGACAGGAATACCGGGCTTACAGAGTGGGGTCCGTTGATGAAGGAATACATAGACAATCAAAAGGTGCTCAATGATTCGGGCTATTGGGATGAAGAGGAACGGGACAGAAAGGCAATGCGTTACTTGAAGCCGGAAATTGAGGACATTCTCACCGGCAAGTTCTATAATTATAAACCAATTTCTAAGGAATCTGAGAAATTAGGGCTTAAATGGCAAGATGTCTATAGGCAGATAGATACCTTTAAAGAGAAATATAACGAGATGTCAGATAGTGACATTAATAACATTGTTCCCCCTGAAGGTATTTCCCAAGAACTGTGGAATAACATGAGCGTTAAAAACAAAAAAGGCGCTCTACTTGATATCTATAAAGAATCATTATATGAGATAAACCCTGGCTTTTGGGAAGACGATAGAAAGAAATCCGCTTGGAGTACTATCGGTGACAAATTAAACTATAAGCATGGTGAGATAGTTGCCAATGAATTTGTGGAATACAGCAGAGCCGTAAAAGAACACGGAGCTAATAGCTGGCAGGCTTTACTTTACCGATACCGGAGTACAAAGTTAAATGCCTTTGGTATACAGGAGGGTACGTTTTCTACTGATGGATGGCATGAGTTAGATACTAGCCAAGTGCCAGTCTGGGAAATAAAAGAGACGTGGAATACCTTAATTGAAGAAAGAGAAGCGTGGAAAGACCCTGACTCTGGCCCTGACATTTTTATTGCTGATGATGAGACAATGATACACCCTGAGACGGGTGAGACAGTCAATAAAAGACGCTATACGTATGATAAACAATATAAAGATAACCCTGAGTATCGGGATGCCATGAGCAGAATGCAGGTGTATCAGTGGGGCAATGATACTGAGACGATGTTGAACGCCCATGTTGGATATAACCATGTAGTTGATGAATTCGGTGGTAACAGCCCGGAAGCTTACCTGCACCGATTCAAACATACTGATTACAATAACTTCCGTACAAATAAAGATATTCCTGGTATGGAGGTACTCCAACCATTAGACGAAAAGAAAGTGCCATTGTGGGAATTGAAAGTGCAATGGAAAGAGGAGGAGGATTATTACGACAATAAAATACCGGAATTGTTTGCCGATATAAAGGATGAGGACAAACGCAATAAAGCTATACGGGAAAGGAGAGCACGTGAGTTGTCTACTAACGAGGATTACCGTAAGGGCAGGCGTGCTATAGAAGGCCTTGAAAAGGGTATATCAAGCAAATATATAGAGGATTATGTATCTCATTATGAATTACCAACGAAGGGTTACGCTAGAGAACATAACTTAATTAAGAATATACATTTGGCAAACGAGATGAGGGATGCAGGGATTATCACAGAGATAACCCCTGCTAACGAATTGCCCGACCCAGAATATGACAGACTATACGCTGATAACAAAAACCGAATTGACGAGTTAGACGATATGACCGGGGACGAAAGGGATAGCGAACTTAAAAAGGATGTAAACCGTAATCTTGCTATGGTGTATTACAAGAGACAGGCTTACAAGGAGTTTATCCCCAAAGAGCACGTAACCGAATATGCCGAATATATGTATAAGTACGGGCTCCATAGTAAGCCTGATGATTGGCCGCCCGATGATAGGTGGTGGGAGCCTTACTGGTATCTGGATGAGCATAGGGGTTTATATAAGGCTATCAAGGAATCGAGGGAGTGGGAAGCAAAGGACTTTCGCAATATGCCGCCCCGGGAAGTGTGGAAACTGTACCTGGAGTATCTTGAAGAGCCTGACTACAACAAAAAGCAATTCAGGGCTGATAACAGGGACTTGGACGTGTGGGGACAAGGGGCTAAAAGCTGGGCCCCTATTGAGGACTGGGTAAGACGCCAGGAGGAAAAGCACGGACTTCACGGGGAGAAACCGGAAGTGCCGGATTGGAAAAAGATGATTGAAGAGTGGCACAGAGCCGGTGTGAGATGATGATATGAACATAGTGATGTAAATTGGAGAACAGACCGGGTAATACTCCGAAATACTGGGATATAGCACAGGAATTAGATGACTTGTTTGTAATGATAATGACTTAACAACTAGATAAGAGATACCCGCAGCCCACGTCAAATATTAAGGCGTGGGCTTTTTATTACCAAATCTCAGGAGGATTAATAACATGGACGAAACCAACGAGACCACTCAGGACGAAACCAACGCAGCTACTCAGGATTCAAGTAATTCTGCGGGCAATGCTGGCGGTTCTGGTGATGGAGATGGCAGTTCAAAGGAAACACCCCGAATGTTTAACGAGGAGGAGCACAGGAAACTTTTAAGTGACGCTTTATCTAAGGCTGGTATGTCTAAAAAGGAATTAGAGACTCGTGAGACCAAACTTACCGATGATCAAAAGAAGTTTCAGGACACTATGGATTCCTGGTTATCAGCCGAAGCCGAGGCAGCGAAAGAAGACCCGGACGAGCTTGACGTAATTACCCGACAAAAGAATTTACGGACAAGACTCACAACCGTTGGAACAAGGGAAAAAGACGCTGACCGGCGAGAAGAGGCTGTCAGGGACAGAGAGACCAAAGCCGATGAAAAAGAGGCCGAACATCTCTTAGCTGATGTTGCCAAAGAGAAGGGTATCAAAACCGAGGACTTGAAAGCAAAAGTAGAGGAATACAAAATTACCGGCAAGGAACAGATTGAATCCGTAGCCGACATGATTAAAAGCTCTACAACAACAAAAGTCGAGGCTCCTTCAGGTAAGACGGTAGGGGGGAAAACAGATTATACATCCGTACAATTCGGAGACAACGCCCCCAGTGCTAAAGAAATGATAAAAGCGGGGGCAAAGAAAAAAGAATAAGCGAGGTAAAACATGAGCACTTCATTAGCTGAATATAAATATCTCGGACCAGAGGCAGAGATTCGGGCAGGCGTAGCTAAAACTATCGTAACCGAATCGCCCTGGCTGAGAGAAATGCCATTTATAGAAATCAATAACGATACATCCCGGTACAAGATGGAGAATGAGGCTGCTGCTGCCGATACCTATGAGGTCGGTGATACATGGGTGGAAGGCGCACCGACATGGGAATACAGGGACGCACCGCTGGCTATCCTGGGCGGCGATGCCGATGTGGACAACTTCGGTAATCAGGCAGCCGGTCCCGAAGATGCGATGGCAGTGGTTATCGAACTGAAAGCCAAAGCCGTAGCACAGTGGTTTGAAACGCTTGCTATCTTAGGGCAAACCACTGCCGTATCTACATACAGCGCAGCAAAGAACTTTAAGGGGCTGTTAAGGCTGCTCTGTGAATGTGAATCATCTACGGCTACCGACCTGGACGGCGCTCTTTATTCCGCCATCGGCAGTGCCAACAATGCACAGGTTATACAGGCTGCTTCCGGCGCATCCGGCACACTGACACTGGATATGGTGGACGTGCTGGTTGACCTGGTTAAACCAAAGGCAACACATATCATTCTCAACAGGCTGATGCGGAGGAAACTACAATCACTGGCCAGGGCTGCGGGAAACAACCTTGAACACGATAAAGGTGTATTGGGATTCCCTGTAACCAGATACGGTGATTACATTGTGCTGGTAGACGACAGCACTCCGGTCAACTTCCCTGACCCTTCCACACTGGTAAGCGCACCGGCTTCCTACACACCTTCTACTGCCGTAGCTGCCGCTAATGATACCTCTCCTATCTTTGCCGTCCGCTTTGGAGAAGACGGACTGGTGGGGATTAATGGGGTTGGAATGATTCAGACCGAACGGTTTGAAAAGCTGGAAACCAAAGATGCTAAGAGGACTCGTATTAAGTTCTATGCCGGTATGAGGCTGACCAATAAAAGGGCGGCTGCCGGGCTCTTCAGCGCAACTTCCAGTTAAACCGAAATAAGTAAATAAACAAGCGAGGTAATAAATCATGGCAAATCCAACTGCTGTTTCAAAACCTGCTGTATTCACACAGCAAGGCAATCAAGGCGCACTCCGGGACTTCTGGATTAAAATACCTGACCTGTCTGCTGCCGCTGATTGCGATTCATCGTCCCAAATCTACTACACCCTGAATCCGAAATATATGGACTTGGTGATAGTAGAAGCGATAGCCAACATAACCACACTGGACGCCCAGGACGGCGATATTGACATCGGGCTGGCAGATGACGCTGATGGAACCAACAAGGGAGTTGAAATCTGCGATAGCCTGGTCAACAGCGCCACAGGCGCATTGTCATTACTGGCTACCGAGGAGATAACCGGTGCATCACGACCTATCTGGAAAGCCAGTGGGACATCTACCGACTCATATATAAGCATCTGGCAAAACGGTGATGCTGATGTGAGTGCGCTGGTGTGGCACCTGTTCTTACGGGTAATCCCACTAGCCGATATGGACTAAATAAAAGGAGGCGATATGTTAATACCTGAAGTATCAATTACGGATTTCCGCAAACTCAAGGCAAGAAAGATAAAGAAACTGAAGTCCTGCAATGTTATGGCTGATGGCGAAGTGTTATTTATTGCCATCATACCGCCTGAAAATGGCGGAATTTCTATAACAGACAATATCAGGACACAGGGTGAATATCTTGGCATGAGGGGCAATACCGTTGGCGGTAAGACCATCGAGGAATTGAAGGAGGCTGCCGATGCCCTTGTATGAATATGAGTGCCCTGAATGCGGTGTCTTTGAGCAAAGGAACACCGTAGAGAAAAGGGGGGAAGCATATTGCCCGAACTGCGGACGTTTATCTGAGAAGAAAATGTCCGTT